ATCCAGCGATATGGGTCACCGTCACTTGCTTACGATAGGTATCAATAAACTTACCACCCGCGATGATGAAATCAGGGCTACCGCCATGCTTAATGCATTGACGCCAAGCGGTCTCCATCTCACCTACTAAGTTACCTGGCGATGTTGAGGCAATATCTTTGACTGCGTAGTTACGCCAATAGCTTGCTTTGGCTCGATCAATACCGCCTACCGTACCGGCATCTGGCGCTAGACTGACAAGGCTGTCTAGGCCAACTACTGCATCGGCGCCGTGCGAGCCGTCGCGATGCAGCTCCAGATCTAGTTTATTGAGAAAGCCTTCTCTGAGGACCTCTAACTGCTCATCCAAGAGATTGATCAGTTGTACGCGCTCGTTGTATTCCAACTGGAATCCTCGCGCCCCACCCTCACGTACTTTGATGCCATTACTAAAGAGTCGGTCATAGTCGATATAAAGACCATCAACTGCTCTACGCCATGGGAATGAAGCTTGCTCAGTCGTATTTCGTTTATTGAATTTGACCGTCTCCTCCCCAAAGGCCCAGCTAAAGTTACTGCCGTGTTCCTTACGGATGTTCTCGACTACGTTCTGTTTTGCACCTAATAGGCTCTTGCGTCCTTCCATGAGTTTTTTAAGGAAAGGTCTCTCTACAGCGATTTGATCGACCGGTAGATTGCGCAAGTACTCATCTAAGGAAACCTTAGCTAACTCTTGCAAGTCTGTATTTGAAATTGGCATATGCCACCCCATCAATAGTTATTTAAGAAATTGGTTAGCCTCAATACCTGGTGATGGAGCGTGAACCCATCCATTGCTACGCTACTAGGCGCGACTCTAGCTTTAACGCATTGGTCTGAAGCAGTAGTTAGAGTATTTAGCTCTCACTACATGAATTGATTATTGGGGTGGTTTGTGTGGGGTTTGAATATTTCTGGGGTTTTTATTGGTAATGCACCCACGTCTGCTTCTATGGTCAAGGCTCCCTTTTGTCACCTTAACCATAGAAAAAGTGTCTTTTAACCATCGCACATCAAGGTAAGCTGCGCCACCCCTATGGGGTGACCTTGATTTTATTGGCACCTTGGGTATTTTTAATGCTCTTTTAACCCGTTGTTTTATATGGATTTTTAACCTTTAATTTATGTTGCATTTGTCCGATATTTGTATATAATTTAAGGACTATGAAAGCACTAGTTAATGCCAAAATCCCTCTCAATGCGCTGATTGCTCGGCGCATTAGCCGTAGCCAAGCCGATAAGGTTTGGACGGCAAAGGATTTTCTCGACTTAGGCAACCGTAGCGCGGTAGACAAAACCCTCCAGCGCCTCACCAATAAAGGTGACTTACGTCGCATCGATCACGGCCTATACGATCGTCCACGGGTTAATTCATTAACCGGCAAAACATCTCAGCCCAACTACCAGAATGTGATCTGGGCTATTGCTAGGCGCGATAGCGCGCGCATGCTCATTGATGGCATGACTGCCGCTAATGACTTGGGGCTAACTAATGCCGTTCCAGGCAAGGTTATCGTGCATACCGACGCACGCATCAAGCCCGTTCAAATTGGAAATCTCACTATTCAATTTAAGTTGGCATCACCTAGTAAGTTAATCTGGGCTGATCGCCCTGCTATGCGTATCGTTCAGGCACTTCACTGGCTCAAAGATGGGATCAAGCAAAAAGATCCTTCCGCTCAAGCTGATATTAAAGCCGCCTTATCTAGAATCATTAATGACCCAAAGGCTGGGGCAAGTATTGCGCGAGACCTCAAGAAGGATCTCTCGCACTTACCAGCATGGATGCACCCTTTACTCAAGGGTCTTTCTAGCGATTTACCCCAAATTGCACTCTCTCATTAAACTAAGGGTAAATGAATAGCAATTTCCTTAAAGTACTTCAGGCTAGCGAAAGCGATCGACGCAATCTCTTTTTAGAGACTGCAGTTCGCCTAGGCACACCATTACGCAATGTCGAGAAAGACTATTGGGTTTGCTTTGTCTTGGATCTATTGTTTAACGGCAAATCTGGTGGTGAGCCCAGATTACTTTTCAAGGGCGGCACTTCCCTTTCAAAAGCTTATGACTTGATCTCGCGCTTTTCTGAAGATATTGATATCACTGTGTATCGGGAAGATATCGGTCATTCAACCGATATAGCAACAATTCAAGGCTGGGGCAGAAATAAACGAAACGAGTACTTGGATGCCATTAAGGCTGCTTGCTCTACCTATATCCTTGGCGATCTGAAAGATCGCCTTACCTTACAAATTCAGAATGAATTAAACAATGCTGGTATCTCGATGCCTGCCCTTAAGGTTGTCATAGATACCACCGACAAAGATGCACAGACCTTACTAGTTGAGTATCCATCTCTAGAAGCATCGGGCAAGGATGACTATATTGAGTCCAAGGTCAAGATTGAAGCTGGCGCCAAATCAGCGCTAGATCCTAGCAGACTCATCACAATCAATCCCTACGTTGCTCAAGAATTTATCGGTGGCGACTTAAGTGTGCCTAATGTAAATTGCATAGCGCCAGAAAGAACTTTCTGGGATAAAGCAGTAATTGCTCATGGTTTGCGTGCCTGGTTTGATGAACGGGCTAGCCTAAGGAATAATGGCAATCGCATTTCTCGCCATTACTATGATCTACACATGCTTTTGAATAATGCAGTTGGTCAAAATGCAATCAAAGATATTAATCTCGGCAAAGAATGCGCACTTCATGCATCTATCTTCTTTTTTGATAAAGACTATCAGCAACATTCGGCAGCAGAAGGTAATTTCTTGATCTACCCTAGCGAGTCAATGATTCCGGCTCTTCGCAGAGATTATGAACAAATGTCGACGATGATTTTTGGCGCCACCCCTACGTTTGAAGAAATCCTAGAAACAATTCAATCTGCATCAAAAAAACTTCAGGGCTAACCCTGAAGTTTTTTACCTTATATTCCCATATTGCCTAGATGTTGAGCAATTCGATCCATTGGGTTTTCGGAGCTAGCTAGTGGCGCACCCAAGGTTGAGGTTCGCGCGCGAATAGGCTGATGCGTCTGCAGTGGCGTGATCTTTGCGTTGGCGAAGCTAGGCTCTGGAGTCCCTATTGAGTCGTAGATGGATTCAATCGTAGATTGCCATTGCTCTGGTTTATTGGTTTGCACAAACACCTGCATATAAAAAGGATCAGTCAGATACTTGTAAAAGCATTGAGCCTTAGCCGAATGATCAACCTCATCTTCGCGAGAGTTTAAGTATTTGATGATCTGGTGCTTGGCCTCTGACACTAGCTCGGTAGGTTTCTTCTGCTTGGTAGATACTGACATTGCGTTATCAACAAATTGACTTTCGATTTCATATTTACGAAGAGCATCTTGTAAGCTCACCACAGTAACTTGCAAATCCTCAACCTGCTTTTCTAGATCTCGCTTTTCATTGATGATCTTTTGAATCCGTTCACACCCACGCTTTGACTTGATGTCGCCAGAGGCTTCTTCATTAGGCTTGTTATTGCTCTCAGGGCTCGAATCCGCAGGTCCAGGGTTCAATACCCTATTGATCAATTCTTCTGCGCTTTCAGTCTGAATGGCTGGCTGTGGGAGTACATCTACAGTGATTGCAGCTGGTGCGGGCAATAACTCTCCCAGGTCATAAGCTTGAGGCTCTAGTTCGTCTTCAGGAGCGGTCATCATGGCAGGTACCTGCACCTCACCCTTGACTGGAGCAAAGATTGGCTCAACCTCTAAATCCTCTAACTCTTCTCCCTCTTCAATATCCTCAGATATTTGAGCAAGAGATGCGCTGGGCTTGGATGCTTTACTGAGGTCATCAAGCAAACTGGTAGCCTGACTTTTGGGCTCTGCTTTTTGTACCTTTGCCTTTTGTGCCTTTTGCCTTTCAGCTTCCTGCTCTTTAGCTAATTTGGCAACTGCTTGCTCTTCAGCTTTTTTTGCCTTTTCTTCATCGGATGCCTTCTGAGCTGCCGCTCTTTCGGCTAACTTCAGATCACGCTCTTCTCTTGCCTTTATTCGCCTGGCGTGTACTTCAGCCGCATGTTTGTCTTCAGCCTCTTTTCTCAAGCGCTCGCGTTCTTTTAACTCTTCCCTATTTTGAGCTCTTTGAATGGATCCACCATTGCTGAGAACCTCTGATTTAAAACTCGTTACTTCATTTGCCACCTGCGTCATTGCTGATCTCCTCTTTAAATGAATTACTGTTGTTACTTGTCTCGCTATTTATTCTTTGTCGCCTCTCGGAAAATAGATTGACTCCAAAGTTAGGGTCGACATATCCCTCCGCCTGCTTTTCTACATTCGGTATAAATAGATTTGAATCGATACGATCGTCATATCGCAAGACCGTTTCCCGTAGGAGATTACGGATATGTTCGTAATCCATTCCCCTAGCTTGTAGGTTTTGAATTTGTATTGATAGATTTGTAATCATGGGCAGGACTTTTAACCAACCTTCTTTTTCTTCCATGCCATCCGGTGCACCAGTAGTACCCGCTCTAATTCTGAGATCAACCATGTCAAAGATCCGATCTTTGGTAAGTGTTGGCCAGTCATAGGTTTTCTCTTTTGTGATGGTGAGTCGGCCATCGATCATGGTCGTTCTAGTAATTGGCGCGCCCATATAACGTTCTACCTGTTCACTTGTGAGTTCTTGCAATAGAACCTGAGCGCTGTATTGCGCTATCTCTTGCAGCCAATCTTCTATCTGGTCTTTGAATTCAAATACGCGCCCTGATAGGGCTCTTTGTAAGATATTGGCTTCAGTAGCTGTCTTAGGTCTGACGACTGTTGAGCGCGCCGCATCTTGTAGCCCAGTAACTTGCTCCCAGTCATAACGCACTGCACTGGTGTCATAAACAATGGGGTCGATCTTGGGATGCCCTCTGGGAATAATTACTTGGTTAAGGGGCTTGCCTTCGGTATCAACGATGGTGATCTCACCGAACCTTGAATCCGCATGTTTCTTAATTGTTTTCTCATTGATATCAGCTGATGCCACCCACCCTGGAATGCAAAGATCTCGATGTTGATTAAAGCGATCGCGCGCTTCGTTGTGTTCATCTTGAAGTCGTTCAGTCAGATCAACTAGGCTTGGACCAACGAATTGACCATCTACTACCTGGTAAGGCAATAGAAAGAATGGATACCAGCGCTCACCAGCTCTTGGAGGCGAATAAGGTTCACGTAGCCATTCAGTCGCGCCCTCTACCATTGTGTATACACGCTGAGTAGTTCTATCCCAGATTTCCAAGACTGCAATCTGCTGATCATCACTCACCGGGCTTTTGCTTGCATCCATATGCATGGAGGCTAAACGCCTGGCTTTCTTATGCGAGGGTTCGCCTTGGCCTGGTTGGTAGATCTTGGCATTGGCTAGATTCTTCTTGTACATAGCCTCAGCTTGCGAGCGCTTCATCGGTATGACTTGGCAGATCCAGTCCGCATCGGTGTAATCCCAGAATTCACAGATTGAGGGATCAATAAGCAGGTTCTCGGTAAGGACTCTATCAATAACTAGACCTTCAGCAGCATTAACCTCTGAGCGCTCATATAAGGATCCGATGAGTTGGTCTAACTCTGCCCTCCTGGCATCATGATGATGACTTTGACTACCGTCATCGAGATCTTGCTCTAGCTCTTCGATAAGTAGTAGATTCTCTTGCGCATCATTAATCCGCCCTTTAATGTAAGCATCCTTGCTTGGATCTCTTTGATACATCACTTTGAGAATTCCGAAGCTACAAGTCAATGCTGCTCTTACTGTCGACTTAGCTCGGTTTTTGAGTTGTGCGTTTTCTAAGGCTCTATTCGTTACTGCCTCTAACGTTCTACAAAAGAGCTTGAGGTCAGCACCCGAATTTAATGGTGCTGTAGAGATCTCTGGGTTTCTTGCGTACACATTTGGCAGAACGGCGGAGATAGTGCCGTGTATTAGATTGGCTCTTAGGCTGTAGAAGTCTTTGCTGGTTGGGTCTGCATTCCAATTAAAGCCGGCCACCGTATTGCGGTTATGCCTTACGCGCTTATGAAAGGCTGACCAG